ATAAAGAAGTAATCAACACCTTCAACTTCTCCTGCTCGCGCTGGCCGAGTTGTGGTAGATACTAAACATGGAATCTTTCGTTCACCACGAATGTAGTTTAGCAGATGACTTTTGCCAGCGCATGATGGCGCTGTTAGGGTTACGAGGACTGGTTGCTTTGCCATTTTTTGTTAATTTCCTTTTGAATGTCTGCTACTTCTTCTGGGGTATTGAAGCTTAGTGTCGGGTAATCTGTTTCGTAAACAGATGCTGGTGAATCATTGTTATACAGATAGTGGAAGGTATGAAGCAATGAGAGCTCTCCGCCTGGGGTCATGTAACGTCCATTCTTCCAGAATGCATCATGCAAAGTATTCAACGTGCTGTTCAAGAGGTTTCTATTGAATCTGAAAACAGATTGATCATGGAATCCTGTAGGATGTTTCTCACCATACTTAGAAAAATCTGCTGATACGCATTGCATATCAGAATCTGTAAGTAAGGTCACATACGGATTATCTTCTCTGACGACAGGGAACAATCCGTTCTTCAATGGTCTAGATAGCAACTCATCGATAAGTTCTGAGTGTGGGAAGAATACATCTCCCCAGCAAATAACGATATCATTTGAGAACTTAGGAGTTAGTTTCTTCTTACCTAGTTCCTGAATGCTCTCACATAGCGCTGACATTACGGCGTGTCCATCACCTAATCCTGATTTAATTGGAACTAGGGTAACGTTCTTTATGTAATCAAGTGGATACTCGTTGTAGTCAACTTGATTGTAGAGATACTTTTCCCAGATATCAACAATGTCTACATTCACAACTAGGAAAACATTTAGGAACTTACCCCCAATTTGCTGTAGAGTTGTAGTCAGACATGGTGTATCACCATTTATTGGGACGAGAGCTTTAGGAAGGCTCCCTCCCATGCGAGAGCCTTTCCCTGCTGCAATAATGTATAAGTCTTGGGTCATTTGATCATTATAACATTTAAGTTATCAAGTAGCGTGTGGATCAGCCAAGCCGTGTGGACAGGTGATCTCACCTTCAAGCAGGATAGCTGCGCATTTTTCTTGGAGAGTTCCTTAATGCAGAAGTCATTGCCATAATCAAGCTCATCACCAATGAATACGACTGGGTCAAATGATGCTGCCAGAAGTTCTTCAATGGCTCTTACCTTCGAGATACCTGCTTTAGAGATTTCGATAGTTGTTCTTCCTGTTGGAGTAACAGCCCATGATTCATTTACTCCATACTGTGAAAGGAATGTAAGTTCCAATAGTCGAGTGATTGAATCACGATACTCCCGATCAATTGGTTTGATTGCAATAACAGTATCACCACGATTTTCAATCTTAGCAACAGGAATTCCTGCTTCCTTCAATCGCCGCATAACCAAAGAGAGTTCAGCGCGACCAAGAACCTTAGAAGGGTCAAGGTGTCGCATAGCAAGAGCACCTACTTGATCATCACTCACTTCATAGTTAGTACTGTAAGCGTATTCGTTGATACCACCATCCGCAAATACACGAAGAATAGGTTTATCAAACCTGAATGTCAGCATGCCTGTAGCCATAACTTCCTGCTTACGGGTTAGTTTGACTGCCTTGATACTATTACCAGTGCAAACAGCTACCTTGGTATTTTCATTCAATGCACTCAACCCGTAAATGTTATACTGGGAAGCTTTCTCATAAGCATTGCCACGTCCAATAAGAGTGTCGTCATAATCAAAAACGTAGGTAGTGTCCTTGATTTTATCCTTATCAATGTTCCAATAGATGGAAGAAATCGATTTTGCAAGAGCGCGAGGACTGTGCTTAGTTGAGTCAGAGAATGATAGATTGAAACTGTAGATGCCTGCAACAGTCGACTTGATGTTCCAATCAATGTTCTCACTGCGCATAAGGTCATGAGCAGTATTATCGCAAAGAACGTGAAGGCGACTTTCTGGGAAGTATTGCGGCACCAAAATATCAATGAGGTCAGATGCAGACTGTCCAGGAGAATCCTTATCAGGAATTCGGTTCATGACCATGATAATCTTTGCATCACATTGGTCCATAACAGACTTGAATCCAGAAGATGCATAAGTAGGAATCAAAGAAGACCATTGAGTTCCCGTTGAAAGGATAATCAAGTCTGCTTCAATCAAAGCATCATGAGCCTCTTGACAAAGAACTGGTTTCGATTCATTGCCTCGAGCATCTGTAAAGAAGATGTCAACGAATGGATCGTCCATACGACCCCATGAAACGATATCACCTTCATCTGTTACTCGAATGCCAGATTTTGTAATCGCACCAAGGAACAATGAGGTGTCATCATTCAATAGAACATTGTCCTTGATACCAAGAAGCTTTGCCATCTCACGAGCAGCAGCGCGAAGAGAGTTGCCATTCATCTTAGCAAGACCAGCATAGATGATATTCGCTAAAGAGAAATCATCGTAGTCAATCTTAGAAGCAAGTGGCGCATTGAAGTAAGATGCGATTGCTTTGTCAATGACAGTAAGATTAGATGGTAGCTCATAATCTTCTAGTTCTTTTTGAAGCACATTGAGCTGTTGAATACAGAATGCTTCAACCTCAGACGCTGGCTTTGAGAAGCGAATGTCAAGGAACTTGTGCCATGGAGATTTAGGATGCTCAAGCTTCAAACGAGTTGTCTGGTTCTTACGAACATCAGATGGTCCTAGGATGTTGCCATTCAACACTCGTCGAACCATCCCAGTGCTCAAACCTGCATCATATGCATTCACAAGGATTTTTATATCAACATCTCCATTATCCCCTATTTGCTCTAATGAGTTATAGAGTGCTGTCTGGATAGCAATACTACCGGTTCCACCGGCCAGGATAACAATATTCATAATTTTTCCTCTATAAACTGGTTTATTGATTTAGGGTTTCTATTCTTATAATGAATTCGATGCAGTATCAACCCATTATTGTTAGCAAAATCTTCTTTAATCTTGTCTTTTAACTGTATATCATCAATGCTATGATTTCTTTTACCAAAAGTAGGTGGTATAAAGTGATACTCACCATCAAATTCTATCAAGACATTTTTATCTGGCAAATAAAAATCAAAAAATAATTTTCTATTAGTTGACGGATTTCTGCAAGCATCAAACGTTTTTTGTTGTTCAAAATTTATTTTTAAATTTTCTAGCGCTCTTCTTACCAGAAACTCCCCATAACTTTCTCGCTTTGAGCAGCGCTTACATCTCGCTCCGTGTATTCCCAAATGATCATGGGCATTAACTGTAAAAGGCCCATGCTGTTTGCAAATAAGTGAAACAATAGGTCTGCCTCCAACATAGCAATCTGCTTTAACATTTGAATAATCGTATTGACTACCAAAAATTTCTTTTGATTTGAAGATAAAATCTTCAACGTCTAATGTTTTTCGTAATTTACTATTAGTTGCTATCTGCCCACATTTTCTGCATCCATGTCCATTTAACAAATGGTAACCTGCTTCTTGTTCAAAGTATCCATGAACAGGACATCCAATTTCAACCTTTAGATAAGATGAGTACGCCCCGTCTTTTATTTTTGAATAATCAAATTTATTACCATGTATCGCTTTAGCCTTCGCGATAAATTCTTCTGCTACAAAAGGTTTGTAAAGATGAGGTTTCATTCATATCCCCAGAGTGTCTATGAATGTATTTATAGATTACTTTTAATCAGATTGACAAATGATGCGCAATATTCTTCCGGATTAAAGTTTAGCGCAGCAAACTGATCTGACAGTATTTGCTTGCGAAGTTCATTATCAGACTTTAGCAATAGTATTTTCTCGGACAGTTCTTGTCTATCTTTTACATAAAGAAAATCACCCAACACTTTATCTGCTGCCCATACTCTACGCATTTTATCCATTTCGTAATCAATGAACGTAACAACATTGGAATTGACGCTCTCCCACAATCGCTGTGGAATGTCATTAATCTTCTCGTAATAAGGGTCTCCAATAACGCAATGAGCCATTGCCTTATTCATTTTGGGAAGCATCTCATCATACTTGACTGGACCAGTATATGTGGGATGACGAAGACCTTTTACAAACTTCTCATCGAAGTCTTTAGCTTCAATCTTACCGAACATCTCAACAGAGATTTCGTCTGGATGTCCAAAGTAAAACTTAGCCATCTTCTTAACCCGCTTACCGCCTCGCATTGTTCCACCATAAGATAGATCAACTTCAGGGTTAGAGTTGAATGGAAGTTGTTCATTCAAGCATGGGAACTGTTCGAATGGAAAGTGAACGATCTTTGCAGGAATAATTTCATTCTTCTTCAGATCATTTCGAATCATTTCTGTGTCGAATGGCTGACAGAGATAGTTGATGTCAGTCCGAGTAATATCAAGATGGCTCTGTGGCCACTTGCTTCCCCATTCCTTCTTAGAAACTGAAGGCCATACTTGCTTCAATGTAAGTTCAGGGTCGCAGTAAACATAGAAGATAGGACCACCAAAGCCGTTGATGATGAAATAGTTCTTCAACTGCTCTGGGTCTTCAGC